GCTGCTGACCACCGATCATCGACTTGACAGACAGCGCTTTCGCGTACTGATCGAGCGGATTCTCTGGCGGTCTGATCGAAAGTGCTGGAAGTGGTATGCCCATCGCGAGTTACCCGCCTACTCCTGCACCATAATTTGTCCCATCAGTGTTCTGCTGCGACAGCAGCTTCTGCAACAGTAAAAGTCCGCTTAAGTTCGAGACGCCGCCGCCGAAAGCGTTCGCAGCGCCAGCGTACCCTGAAGCCGTCGCCGCTGCCGAAGCTTGAATGTCTTGCCCTTGCTGCGCACCTGTCGTCAAATCGATGTTCGCGATAGTACCTGCTGCTCTCTGCCCGAGATCGCTCGTCGTCGTCGCTGCTTGCTGCCCGCCTTGCGCGACGCCGGCGAGCCGCGCGTATGCGTCAGCTTGATTGTTGCGAAACGTAGTATACGCTGTTTGATACTGTTGAAGCGCGTTCGAGAAAACGTTCTGATAGTTCGATGCCGCGAGGCCTTGACCGAACTGCTCAGTGCCGCGCAGCGTGCCGCCCGTGAGCAAACCGCCTGAAGCAGCGGCCGAGTTTTGCAGCACGCGCTCGCCTTCGCTGAGCTGAAACTGATAGCCTGGCGTCGCTGCTGCTTCGGCTGCGGTCGGAGCTTTGAACGCGCCCGTCCACGGGGCAAGCAAGCCCTCGCCGGGCTTTGAAGTCAGCCGAGCGAGCGTGTTGATAGCGCCAGTGCCTGCCGTCAAGTACGGCTGTTCGCGCGCGACGTTCTCAGAATAGACTTGCTTCTGAAACGCGAGCGCTTGATCTGCTTCTTCTTTTTGCAGTTGAGCAGCTGACTTAGCAGCATCGGCTTGCGCGCCTGCACCGGCGAGCGAAGCAGCAGCACCGCCGACGCCGCTCGCGATCGCGCCGATGCCGAGAGCTGTCGTCAAGAATGGCACGTCACTTCACCAATGCTTTCAAATACTTCGTCTCGATCTTCTTGAAACCAAAGCGTTCGTAGATCGCACCGATCTTCTCGTCAGGTGCTGAGACTTGAAAATCTTTACAGCCGAGCTCGCGCGCGATCTCTTCGGCCCTCCAAAGCAATTGAACGCCAGCGCCGCTCTTGCGTGCTTCGGGCAGGACGTACCACATCAATTCATCGGCTGTAACGACACCAGAGAACGGATGTGCAACGACGAGCATGCCGAAGACGCCAGTCACTCGCGGCGGTTCGCCATCGTTCGAGTGTTCTTCCCACAAGAGAATCTTTCCGCCGCCGTGAATAAGCTGCAGCGCGAGCTCGTACGTCTTTTGCTGATTGTCGGCGATCACGCCAGCGTACGGGCCGTCAACAAGCGACTGTGAGCCGAGCTCGACGATTCGCGGCACGTCGGCTGATGTGGCAAGCCGGATCATCGCTTCGCCTGCTCGATGTAGCTTACTACGTCGCTGATCGTGTGAATTCTTTTCAAGTCGTCTTCTTCGAGCGTGAGAGCGAACTCACCTTCAAGCTCCATCATGAGATTCAGCATCTCTAGCGAGTCGGTGACGAGCGAGACTAGCGTCGTCGAAGCTTTCAGTTCTTCGATCGCTACGCTTGTCTCTGACGCAACGACTTCTCTGACGCGCGCTAGAATGCTTGAAGCGGGATTCGTTTCCATTGATTCTTTCCCGTGCTCACGTACAAGTAATTCTGATCGAAAGCGAAAGCCCCGCCGCTTGGTATAACGACGACCGAAGTCGCCGGCGGAGCATTCGCATTCGCTGGAAATTTCAGCGTCGTCCACCAATTCACGAACGTTTGCGCCCAACCGGAAACGAATGAACCAGATGATTTATCGTCAAGTGGCTTCGTGTTTAGCGGTGCTGGCGAAACAGCTAATGACATAGCATCATGCTACTTTCCCGAGCGTTTTGACGAGCCGCTCTTGAGCAACGTAGCCCGGCTGCGCTTCGAGATAACCTTCAACGAGCCGCCACGGGATTGGATCTGTAGCCGACAGCTCGAACACCATGCCGGTTTTCGAACTGCCCATGCGGCTGCGGCGTACGCGCTTGCGGTATTGCCCAGCTTGCCCGCAAGCAAGCGCGTACTCGTTCGACCATGTTTTCGAGTAGTCGCGCGAGAAGCGCAGCATTAACTGCGGGTCGCGCGGATTGCCAGCACCGTCTAACAGCGGCGGCTGCGGTCCTAGCCCCGTCTCGACATCGACGTGAAGCTCGCTGTAGAACACGCGCTTGAATTCAAGTCCGACGTGAGCAGAGCGGCGCACGCGCTTGATCGGGTTGCTTGCATCGGTTACGAAGTTCCATCCACTGCCAGAAGCCACGGGAATCGACATTTGATAGATGTTCCCCGAGCCGGGGTCGCCGACGAGATGCTTGCCGAACGCGAAAGCGTGATTCGCACTCTTGTGCGCAGAGAAAAGACCAGTCGAGACGTTCCAATAAGCGCGCTCGTGCCACATGTTCGTCGCGACGTCGTACGCCCAAGTCTTCTGAGCCGTCGGGAATTGAAAGATGACGAACGTGTGTCCATCTTCTTCGTAGCTGTACGAAAAGCAATCAGAGATCGTGCCGCCTGCGCGTACGTAGCCTTGCAGTGCTGTCTCAACTGCATGATTCGACACGCGGACAGGCGTGTAGCCCGAAGCGCGGCGAACGATGCCACCGCCGCGCTCTTCTTGATCGAGCCAGAAAACGGAGTTGTCGGCGCGGCAGAAGCCGAACAGTGCAGCGGCACCGTTCTCGATCGTGCCGCTCGGGTCGACGTCGAAGATGTTCGGACCGCCAGAATCGTAGTAGACGGTCGATCGCTTGCGCCCTAAGACCCACAAGCGGCGCTGATTCTCAACGATCGATTGCACGTTGTCTGAGAAAACAGAAACGACGATCAAGTTCAATGCAGGCCAGCTCGTCGCGTCGAGCGGCGTAGAAAGATAGATCGTCTGCGAATTTCTGAGCAGCACGATGAAAAATCCGTCGATAAACTCGACCATCGAAACTTGGCCAACAGCGCCGCTGGGCAGCGTGAAGTTGGCGTTCGGGACTTGAACGAACGTGCCGGCAACGCCAGTGCCTATGGCGCGGTTCGCTTGCGTCTGAAGCTGATAAACGTAGAGGTTGCCGCCTGCTGCGACGAGCAGCTGCTGAGGCGATGCTGCCATCGAAGCTGAGAGCAGATCGTTCGTCACTTGCGCGATGATCGTGAACGTGCCATTCGCGAACAGCTCGACGAAGTTCGGGCCGCTCACTTCGAAGCAGCGGCCGTTGATCTCAAGCTTCGCGCGCGATGGGCCACCACCAGGTATCGTTGCGAACAACGAAGTGCCGGGCGTCGGGTAGAGCGCCATCGCCGATTTGCCGCGCTGACTCTCGATGAACTCAACGTACCAGTTGCACGTCAGCTGACAGTCTGCAACGAGAGACTGCGATTGATACGTAGGGCCGATGAGATCGAAGCGAGACATTTAATATTGCACCCAAGTCAGAAACCCTGCGACAGTCGACGTGACAGTGCGCACGCACAGCGCTTGACCAGCAGGAGTTATCAATGGCCCCGTGCTCGGTATTGAAAGCGGTATAGAAACTACCGCCGCAGCTGGAAGCGTCGCAGCACCGGTCAGCGTCGTCGTGCCAGTTCCGCAGCTAGCGCCTGTGCCGTAGACGAGATCAACGCTGCCCGCAGTCGCCGTAGAAGGAAAGAACGTCGTCGAGCACACTCTGATCTTCGTCGTGCCGGAAAGCGCGACGACTTGCGTTACTGTAGAAACGACAGAGAACGTCGCCGTATTAGGACAATAAAAATAACGGTCCCAAGAAACGCCGTTGAACTCGGTAAGGAATGGAACAATAATCGGACCAGCACCGGCAGAGCTGATAGCGTCTGACGCACCGCTGACTGCAGCCGTAACGCTCGCGCCACCCCATTGCGAGATGTTCGAAGTGCCTCCGCCAGAAGCGCCGACATTCAAATTGACGAACGCTGTGCCGCTGACGAACGACGAACAACGCACGCGAAAATCTGTCATTCCGCTGACGCTGTACGTCGTCAAGCCTGCCGCAGTGAGCGTCGCAGCGGTAGAGAACGTGTTGCCGCCGTCGCCGGACTGCTCGACGAGCAAAGTTTCAGAGAACGTACCAGTGACGTTCACGGCAGCAACGCTGGCGTTGAACGGCAGCCGCATCCACACGCAAGATTGTGCCACCGAGCAGTTCGTCGAAGAAGCAGATATAGGACCACCTAGCGGGTTAGAAGCCACGCCGGCAGTTTGCTGCGCTCTGACGAGCACGAAGCTTGCGACCGAGACGAGCAAAACTGCGAGAGCAAATATGCGTTTCATCGTGCCACCTCTGCGCTAGAGATTGAATTGTCTGAAGAGCACCGCTCAATCTTCGTCACGGGGTGAAGCTCCATCCACCGTGCGTGCTCTGCATCTTGAACGTAGCTGCCTGTGATCTTCACGCACGAACCTATAGGCGGAATTGCGACGCTGCTTTGAAAGCCGCTGCACGCAGCTTTCGCGTCTTCTTGCGCGACGCGGTATTTACAGATAACTTCAAAGACCAAGTTTCCACCTTGATCGCTTAGATTCCCCGCGTTCAGCAGGTTACGGAATTGCGGGTCGACTCGCAGCCAGCCGTGCGTATCGCCATCGGCTTCGTGCCGCAGGCCGTCTTTTCGCTTGCCGTGCGTCGCGTCAACGATCGTGCCGCTTACGGTGACGCAGCGCAGCTTCACGATGAGCCGCTGTGGATTGTAGACATGTTGCCACAACGATTCATCGCACTGAGCATTGACTCGCAGCGGAAGCAGCATGCTTGCGAAGAGCAGCAAGCAATACGTTCTCGTTACGCCGCCAGTCGTCAGCTTCGCGAGCCGCATCTGCCCTCCTAGTGCTGCTCTTCGCAAGATCGTCACTAGACAGCTCCTTTTACAAATGTTATATTTGTTCCATGATAGTTGAACGATGGAAAGAAGTTCCTAGATATGAAGGCCATTATAAAGTCAGCAATCTTGGACGTATTTGCTCTTATGCGCGCAAAATTCCGCGAATAATGAAACTTGGAAGAAATAAGGGATACCCGCGCATTGAGCTTTGCATGAATGGAAAAAGAAAAAAATTCTTTGTTCACGTTCTTGTAATGCTGGCATTTGTCGGATCGCCGCCACAAGGAAAGGAATGTGACCATAGAAACAAAAAGAAAAGCGATCCACGATTGAAAAATCTTCGCTATCTTGATAAAGCTAAGAATCGCGCCAGCCGCTGCTATCCACATAACCAAGGTTCTGAACATGGCATGCACAAGGTCACAGAGAAACAAGTGCTTAAAATTAGAATGCTTCACAAAATAGGTTGGCGTTATCCAAGAATCGCAAAACGATTCAAACTTTGCGTTCCAAGTATCTGTATGATGGTTAAACATAGAACTTGGCGTCATATTTAGCGACTCTCTCCTGTGCGATAATTCCAAGACGCTCTCGGCTTTGCTGTTGATGGATCACCAAAATCATTTAGCGAGATTCGCGGCGCTCCTGCGTTCAGCCCGATGATCGCTTGCCGAGCTTTCAACGCAGCAGCGACGAGCAGCGCATTCGGCTGCTTCTCGAACGACGGGCACAGCAGCTCTGCAAGCGTAAGCGTGAGCGCAAGTTCGTAGCCCGGCGGGGCTGCGAACGCTTGATTCAGTTGAGTCGCGCCTTGAATGATCGTCTCGATCTCGAACTCAACACGGTACGCGAAGTTCGGCACTGGCCAGAAGAACAGCGAGCCGAGCGGCCAGTCGGGACGATAGTACAAATCTGTCGGTAACGCAGTCTGAATCGTCTGCACGCGCTGCTTCGCCCACCAATCTTTGTCGCGCATCTCTAGCGGGAAGCGCACGATCGGGTTGACGTTTGACAAGAGTATGTTCGCGTTTCTGATTCTGACAGGCCGCTCATTAACGACTAAGAACGAAGGTGCAGGTGCAGCGCCGATCGCCGGCGGGCCGATCGTATGCGGCGAAAGACCCGGCGTGAGCACGAAGTTCGCACCATTACCTGCTGGTGCAGGCGGCTGCGCGCTGACGAGATCAGAAGCGTAGATATAGACTTCGAGCGCATTCCAACTGTCTACGATCTGGCAAAACTTCGACAGCGCGAACGCTATTTCTAATGGGTCTGCTTGCTCGCCCGGCGCAGTGACGTTAATCTCGTAGAGAGCGTTCAAGCAGACTTGACCGACAGTGTTCGCCCCCGGTGGTACAGGGTTCGTCGGCGGCGGACCTGGAATTACGGGCATCTATTTTGCCTCGTCTTTGATCGTGGACTCGCTCAAGCTGACGCAAGCGAAGAAAACTATCTTAAGCCAGCGCCCCGTTCTTGACGAGTTATACGTGTGTTCGAGTTGTATTTTCATAACCTTCTATCACACCACCTATCTCACTGGACCGTGAACGTCAGTCCAGAAGGCACGAAAGCTGGTACGTTCGGCTGCACGGTATTAGATTGTGCCGATTCTACGCCGTTGAACGTAGCCGTGACCGTATAACAGTACGGCCCAGGAGTAACCGTCGTATCGCTGTAAGTTTTCGCCGTGAGTGCCGTCGCTATCTTAGAAAACGTAGGCGTACCGCTGCACAGGCCAGTGGCCCGGTAGACGGAGTACGTCGTGCCCGTTGCCGGATTGAGCGTATCGGTCCAGCTAAGCGTGACATTATGCGTTGTCGCTGTTTGCGCCGAAGCAAGCGAACAGAATGCAAAAAGCAAAACTACTACGATAAAGAATCGCTTCATCGTGGTATCTCCTTGAACGAATAAGTTCCATCAGCAAGTTGAATGATTTGCAGATTGCACGGCGAGGCTGCTGGATTCAGCACCATTACCTGCACCGTTTTCGTCCACCCTACAGGAACTACCCCAAAGTCGATATGCGTCACATCTTTACCTGTAGCTGGATCAATGATGCGAAGAATAGGCCCAGGGCATGGCACGACAGTCTGCGATGCAGGTTGCGCCTCTATTAGCTCAGGCTTGTGCTTGGCATAAACGTAAAACACTGAGCCTAGAGCCAGCAATAAAACTAGTATTAAAGATGAGCGGATCATCATCACTAATCCACGACGTCAGCGATGAGCTGCCGTCCCGTAGCCACATTCGACGCGCTCGCTACAGTAAAAGCGACGCTAACTTGCAAGAAGTTTTGCGCCGTCAA